GGGCATCTTGTAAATTATGTGGTCTCATATCCTTCAGACTGTCATCCTCGGAGATTTGATTATTAATTTTTTCTTTCATATTGTTCAACTTCGCGGGTTCTGTTGTCACAATAATGCTATCCGGCATCTTGGAACTCGGTTTGCTGGTGTTGAGTCTAGAGTTGGTGACGTTGAGTTTGAGTCTCGTCGTTTACAGACAAGTCTATCAGATAGACGAATTGGGAACGAACAGACGAGGGTCACTAAGAACATTAATAAAAAAGAGGAGGTTGATTGAAACTTGGCAGAGGGATGACAGTGGTTGAATATTTCGAAATATGGTACCCACTTCCGAACATCCTCCCACACGAACTGAAACATGTTGTATATAGTTATATTTTTAATCCGGTAGAAAATCCGTGGTTTTATTCCTGATCTGTCTTTATTGAATTCAGATTAACAATGGGCGAACATATTATCACTACATTTATTAGAACTAAATTCATTTTTAAACAGAGGTTGAAGGATCTTAAACTCAAAGACTACGAATCAGTGAAGGTTTACATTTACGAACTAGACAATTTAATCGGTCACCGAAATCATGGGCCTATTTTGTGGAGACTACGCGAACTTGGCGAGATATCATATGACGAGAAGGGTAACTTTAAGGTGCTAAAAAGGAAGGGTCGTATTGATCCTTCGTTATTGGAACTAACAAAACGAAAAGATAAGAAGGTTGTGAAATTGACTCCACTCCATTTGTGGATGAGGGAGCAACTTAGGCATGTCGACTTGCCTGGTGTACCTAAGAAAACTTTACCTGTTTATTTCAGGACGTTTCTCGAACATCAAATGGATGACCTCGGGCCGTTCTTCTCAGTTGATTCTTTCTCTGGGAGAGTTCACAGCCCGGTTGTTAATTTGAAAGGAGATCTCAGGTTTAAACTTCGTTTCCACAAAGGGAGGATCGTCTCCCTTGACGTTAAACAGATGCAACCTACGATCCTGGCGAAAGTTCTACAGGATGTTTTAGGAGATAATTCTTTTTCGGCTGCTATCTTTAAAGGGGAGGATGTTTACGTCCACCTGCAAGAGTCCGCACGTTTACCTCAACGAAAGGACGCAAAGAAATACCTATTTCAACTTATTTTCGGAAAACCGATGGGGGATATCGGCAAGATGTTTAAAGGGGATACTAAATGGGTTGACTGGATTAATGGTTACAAATCTAGAACCGAACCGAAGAACCCGCATAAAGAGAACAAACATACCAACTTGGCTTGGTTATTACAATACAGCGAAGTGAAAGTCATGACTGGTATATGGGATCGTCTCAAGGATGCTAATATCCCCTTTTTAACGATCCATGACGAGGTGCTTTGCACAGAGGGTGATAAAGATGTTGTATACAAGATAATGGAGGAGGAACTGAACAAACATTTCAAACATTTCGAGATCAATGTGGATAGTAAATGATATTAATTTATCTTTAAATGTGGGTTTTTTGTTACCTTTGTTGCGTTGTTATTGGGTCGCCACCCAAGCGAAACCCAACAATATCTCAGTGCACGTGTATTCCGTTTCGTCAACGTTAGACGCCCTTTTTCGTTTATCTCCTTGCGCAAGTCTTGATAATGATACTCTCTGTATATTTTGAGGAACTGGGTTCGAGTGACTGGACCGTCTGCATAGATGGCATCCTCCAAATTGGCTAGGTTTTTTAGGGTGACCCCTTCACGGGGTGTGGGTTTCTTTCTTGTAAATACAGGTCGTGGTGGTCGTGGTGGTCTCATCAATAAACCTTCTGCGTTTACTACTATGGGTTTTGACATTGCACAGTTAATCGTTTCTTAAGTTAATTGGTTGGATTTACGATTAATAATATGGGACGCATACAACAATGGATCCAGGGATTTCAAAACAGTTCCCATTGCTAACGTCAACGTCAGTGGCGTTGCACGTGCACGAAATCGCATTGGTCGCATTGTTTTGGATTTTATGACTGTTTTTTTTCCCGCCTTTCTTCCCTTTCAAAATTCTGGCATTGGACGAAGCAAGCAGGCAGAGCATTACGATAATTTTTTTGGATGTCATGGTGAGAGGGATAAGAGTTTCTTGGGGGGGTTTGTCTTTACAATTTTTTTTTGTCTCTTCAAATTTGGAATTATGTGCATTGTAATCGACGGACAAGATATTGTCAGTTTACCTGTGGAAATTCGTCGCCCGGTATGGCAGACGATGGCGCCTCACGGGAGGAGAAATTTTGTTTTCTATCTTCCTAACATCCGAAACAACGTTTCTATTTGGTTAGCTTCTCTCAAAGGGGGGATCCCTTTGCCGGTGTATTCAACTCTTATGAACGCAGAATGGGAAGATTTCTCCATTCCATCTCATGGGTTGCGTCTTGGTGTTTTCATGATAATCCTTTACTTCTTCGAGGTTAACCAAGCACCTGTGGAACTTAGACGACAATTTTGGTGTTGGATTATGCCTAGACCTCTTTTTAACGATGGGTTGATGGCTGACATCAGCCACCCATACATCCAGGTGTTCTTTGACATGTGCAAATTGGATCCGTTTGTGATGTTTTCTTGTGGTGCGTTCCACGATGTTAACGGTTCTCGCCAGATGGCCTACGACGGGACTGTTTGGAACGCGTACAATATATGGGGGTGTAATGGATTTGGTTTACCGATCCCTCAGATTAGACACGTTAACACAGTGTTTAGATTGATTGGTGGGGACGGTAACATCTTATCATGGAGGGGAAGATTGGCACCTGAAACGATGGCGACAGGAACAGGAGGGGACGTGGACATGGACACAGAAGGAGGGAATGCGAACACAGATGACACGTCCACTGACAACGACACGATTGCATCGATTGACACGATTGACACGATTGTTCTTTGATGTTATTGTTCCTTCGTTGGATTTTTTTGTTCGGTTGTGGGATCTTATAATAAGGAGATGGGTTTCTCAACTAAACGAACTAGATATTTTACATTTACCCGTGTAAATCCGTACTCATGTGACTATTCTCATTTGGTTGACGTTTGCGAAAAGATTGATGGTTGTTTGTGTTATAAGACTATCAGGGATGGTTGGAAGATTAGGTTGATGGGGTTTATCATTCTTCGTGGACCTACAACGATTGTGGACGACATTAGACGACTTCTTCCAAATTTTAACGTGACTTTATTGGACATGGGATTTGGAAGTGGTTACGACTGGATTGCCAATGTTAAACCCAACGGAGGGGGATTCTTTGTCGATGGGGCTGTATTCCAAAACGCGAAAGTGCATCCTTTTCATGGGCTCAAAGTTCGTCTGTTCCCGGAGTAGACATAATCTAATTATGATTCTTGACGACTATCGATGTAATGACATGTCAACTTTCTGTCGCGAGACTCTTGAAGGGAGGGTTGGAAAGCTTAAGATTTGTATGGTCGGTGGTAATATCCCCATCGTCAAACACAAGAGCGTGTTGAATTGGTGTCCCGTTCTCGTTATGGTTAACACATTTCCAATTCAAGAGGATGATACTTTGGATCTCGGTGGTGTCGACGTTCATCGATCGCTCTTCTATTGTGAACTTCATGGGAGTAAATTGAAGGACGCGATGAGGCGGTATGGTGTTTCTAAGACTAGATAAGTTTTAAGTTAAGACTTGAACGGAATATCTGTCATCACTTAACTTCGTCATATCTGGGTACTCGTTCATCAACACGATTACATGGGGAACTGCCAGTTTCTTGTTCTTGCTTTCATACTTTGGACTCGAAATGTAACCGTTCTTCAGTTCTTCCAAGAAATCGTATTGGATGAAATCTCCTTGTTTGCTTCGGGGACAATCAAAAAAGAATACCTTCGCATCCTCTCGTACCACCAAGGCCATGTCGGCTTTCTTACCTGGGACGATTATCTGGGCGTTATCATGTAGATCGGTGTAATACCTGGCGAACCAACTTTTGCCTTGGTTGCCTGTTGAGTCAACCACGAAGATGATCTCGCGGTCGTCGGCTGCAAGGATTAGACGTTCATGCATGGCTTGTTGCCACTCTCTTAGGGGGTGTGCTTTTACCTTGTGTTGGGGTCTGTGATCGTCCAGGTATTGAGTCACGAATTTAGGGTGAGACGCACATACACTCGAATGGAGTTCACGTAAATCTTTGGGATCAGTGACACCTTCTTTCACCGACTGTTTGAACTCCTCAAGTTCCGATTTTTCTTCTTTTTTTTGAGCGGCTGCTGGCAAGCTGCCTGTTTCCGTAAAATCGCCGTCTTTCTTGCAATACTCTATACTTTGGGTTAGATACCGTGTAACTGTACAATGCGCTTGACCGATTATATTTATGACTTGTTGTAGCCTCTTCCGGGATCGGAAACAAACAGTGCCTTGAAGATGTGGTGTACCCGAGGCTCCTGTTTCCCGTCCGAATATTAGGTATTCTACCTCTGCAATAGGGGCCGCAAGGCGATCTACATCTTCGGGGGTGTAATTGTTTAACGTGAAGCACCAGTTTTTTGCTCGGGGTCCGAGGGACGGCATTGTTCATTTTTTTTCAAGAAATATGTGTTTATTTTTTACTTTACTGGTATTTTTTTTGGTTATTGCTGACATCGTTCATAACTTGACGCCACTCCACAACTTGACACCACTTATTCAAACACCACAGTTAGGGCAAATATCATCGGGAAGGAAATCTAAACCTTTCAAACCCATGGGTTCGATTGGCTCGCGTTGTCGGAGTGGGTTAGTTTTCACCTTCCAGATTACTTCGCGCACTTTGAAACGTTTATCAGACCCTAAATAGAGGCTCCAGTTGGTGACTGGGAACACATCCGACGATTCGAATGATTTCTTAACGTATTCTTTGGTTACGTTTGAATCGAATTGGATTATACCTTTTGTTAGATGGGTGTCATTGATGATGGCTTTACCATGGAGTAGGCGTCGCGCGTCAGTCCTTCGTTCGATTTTAGAGATGAACAGGTCTTGTTCATCGTTAAAATCGTGCACTATAGAGAACACCCAGAGGTTGTGGCCTGTGTTCATCTTATTGGGTT